CATCTCAAGAACTTCGCCGTCTAGTGTGGTGTATGTCTTATCTGGTTTAGTCATGTTCGCCTCGGGCCTTGGCGAGGACGGTGCGGATAATCTCTAGAGTCGGGGAGATGTTCCCTTCGTCTTCCTCACGCATAGCCATGTCCGAGTTCAAGACAGACTTCAACGCCTCATACATCTCCGGTGCTGCGGCGATGAGGTGAGCGTCCGGTGAGTTCGGGTCGAGCGTCGCTCCGTACTCTCCGCATGCCGACCCATCGTCTGCAACACAGCAGAGGCTTGGGTATTTTTCCGCATCTTCATGGTGAGTAGGCACAAGGTAGCTAGAATCACTTGATTCGCTAAATACCCACTTCCAAGGTCCGGGTGTGAAGTTCTCTCCAGATGCCATACGGTGTCCTTCCTCGTACATGTATCCCTGCGTACAGCAGTGCTCGCTTAGCGGCACCTACGCACGACAGGGGGTATTGTGGGTACCCCAACGCCCACGCTGATACGGTGGACAGAAGTGGGTACTTCTTGTTTGGTGGGAGTAACTGAGCCAGCACATCCCTGTCTAAATGACAAGGTATGGTGATCTCTTCTACTGGTGGGATTGGGAGTGCCTCTTCGGAGTACCAGCCGGTAGGTCTGCGGAGCGTCCCGTCATAGACGAGTCCGCACACAGAGACGGCCACATGTCCGAAGGGGGTCTGAGTTATGAACGACACTAAACGAGTACATGGTGAATAGGGTTTCCAAAATAAGACCCTCAACTCTGTAATCTCTCCCATTAGGATACTCCTAAGAGTACTCCTTAGGGAGTTCTTTAGTACTCTCTTCAGTAGTTCTTCAGAGATCTCTTTTGTAGAGAGGATATATTGGGTATATATCCATATAGGATCTCTACCTCAGACACCTCTTCAGACACTCTTCAGTAATTCTTAAGAGCGCACATCTCGATGATCTCACATATCTCCGCTCTCTCCCCTAGTAGTGGTCATTTTGCGACATCGCTTGTAAATGCCTGTAAACACAATACTTATGAGACCACCTCAGAAGAGGTCATTTCCCCTACCAACTCCCGAATAAATGACCTATACTCTGGGTCTAGTTGGTGTGTAAGAATGGTGCTGCATACTAGCATTTGCTGGGCGTATTCTTCATCATATTCCTTCTCAATATAACGATTCACCACCCAACTAGACAGGTCTGTATACACCATATCTTGTAGGCCATGTTCCTCCCAGTCACTAGAGAAGGTCTTGGGACCGTACTGGTAGATACCCTTATATCCATCTGTGTTGTCACCACATAACCACTGGAAAGCAGTGAAGGACTCCCTAGTGAGGGGGATACCCAGTTCATCAAACTCTTTGCAGGTGATGTTGCCTCCTGTTACGGGGTTCCAGTTCGGTGCGTCTACCTGAAGGAAGTCCTTATCCGTGCTGATGATGACCTTGGAGCCTCCCTCGGAGGGGCATGTGGCAGCCAGACCGATGAGGTCATCCGCCTCATACCCATCCTCATATACGCACCGAGGGTGCGTCCTCAGCCACTCCCGAGCCTGCTCCAGACCACGAGGCTTAGGCTTGTGTTTTCTGTTGGATTTGTACTCCGGATAGAAGTAATGTCTGAATGTAGGACCGAAGGTGGCGTAGAGGTAATACTCCTCCGCACCAGCACCCTCTGTCCAGTCGTCTACGGTGGCTTGGAGGAGCCAGTGTAGTTCTTCTAGGTCTCCACCGTGCTTGGCGTTGGAGGCGGCTACGGAGTACACCAACACATCCGCATCAATCAGTGCTAGAGTTTTCATCATTAATCTCCTTCCGAATATCCAACAACTCCTCAGGCATAACACCGTCCCCCACCCTGTAATAGGTCTCCACCAGACACATAACATTCCACAGCAGAGCAACCAGGTTGTACTCTGCGGTGTCCTCAGAGACTCCTGAGGTGTACCCGAGGAGGTGTCTGAAGGCAGAACTTATGAACGAGGACTCAGGGAGACCCTTCTCCCAGTTACGCTCACGCCCCAACTCACAGTCCATATGCTTGCTCAGGGCCTTCAGAGCACGGGGATATCCGGCGAGGAGGAGGTCCTGCCTACCCTTGCCCTCCTTGGACTCTCGGAGGGCACCTGTGGGGTGTTCCTGCCAGTCACGGGAGGGGGGTGTTGTCTCTACGGGAGCGAATCGAGACTCATCCCAACCGATAGCGCCATTCCCGTTTACCTGATAATATGTTGTGTCGTGTTTCTGGTGCTCTTTCGCTGCGGTTATCCGCACCAAGTCCCCTGTGCTAAACATATCAGTACAGGCCCCATCGACCACGCGAACCATAGCACCAACCTTAAACTTACTCATGTATCTACCTCAGTGAGTCAAGGCCCAGCTGGACCCGACCTTATATTCTCCGTCCAGCCTGATGTTGAGACGGAAGTGTTCTCCTGATTCCCGAATGCTGTCCACGAACATCTGCCCACTTCGCTCGGCGATGTCGGGTTCGCATTCCCATTGCTGTTCATCATGCACCGCAGCACACAACCCCCACCGCTCACCGTGGGGACCGAACGCCTGCTCCATCTTGTCGTAGAAGATGCACAGAGCCTTCTTCATCACCACCGCACCAGCACTCTGGAGGAGGGTGTTCAACGCCATGTGGTCACTGCGGACAGGGAGGGGTCTGTAGTCCAGACCACGGATGACCTTCTGTGGCTTCACCCAGCGGATGAGTCTGTCCACCGCAGGCATAGCGGTGAGGAACTTCTGCTTCAGACGCTTCCCTTCCTTGCGTCCCTTGCCCACGATCTGTCCGATCTTCTGATCTCCCGCACCGTAGAGCCACCCGTAGATAAATGTCTTCGCGTTGTCTCTGGTGGGGAGTCCTGCTGCCTCCTGGTTCGCAGTGTGTACATCACCGTGGAGTACGATGTCAGCATACTTCCCACCGTCCCACTGTGCGAGGAAGTGAGCAAGCATCCGTAGTTCCAGACCAGAAGCATCTGCCCCCACAAGCACCCAGCCCTCACGGTGAGTGAAGCAGTCACGACACTCGTACCCCCAGCCTCCTACCTCACCAAACTTGATATTCCCATCATCATCGTGTTTGATTTTGGGTACATTCATATTGGGTTTGCTATGAGACATACGACCAGACACGGTGCCGTTGGTGATGACATCCCCGTGGATGCGTCCATCACGCTCATGGTCAATCCATGCCTGTGCATAGGTACCTAGCAGTTTCTCTACCTTGCTGATCTCGGTGAAGGTGACAGCCTCGGGGTAGTCCAGAGACTTCATCACCTCCCTGTCTGTGCAGGGCACGCCCTTAGGGAAGTTCTTGTCCGGTGCTCCTAACTTGGTAGGTTCCCAGTCATACTTCTCAACGAAGAGGCGTGCCTTATGAGAACCACTGTTGGGGTTGAACAGGATCTCTGTACGCTTGATCTTGTTGGGACCACGCACCAGTCTGTCCTTGATCGCACCACTGCCCTTCCCCTTAACCATCCCCTTTGTCTCGTACTTCTCACCAGTGAGGGGGTCCTCCCAGTACGCAGGAATCTTCAACTCCTCCTCCTCCACCCACGGTGGGATGTGGGAGAATTGGTCGTTGAGTTCCGCTAGGCGTGTGGAGAGTTCCCTGTGGAGGGCTACCACCTTCTCCATGTCTACGGGGAAACCATTCTGGATCTGCTGGCAGATGATCTCCGCTACACGGTGCTCCAGAGACACAGCCTCCTGTAGTCCGTTGAGTCTGGGGATGAGGTAGTTGTAGAGGTCTACGGTGACATCCACATCCTGCTCGCAGTAGTCCAGCATCTCCTCGGTGAAGGTGCTCCAGTCGTCGGGCTGCTCCCCCTTGTGGTTGCGGAGGAACTCACCCCAGTTCTTCAGAGAGTGTCCTCCTGCTGGATGCTCCCCCTTAGAGTCCGGCCACAGGAGGCGGGAGATGAGGAGGGTATCTAAACACTTGGGGAGTTTGCCTAGTGAATTCGGCATTCCTACTAGGCGTTCTAGGACTGGCACATCAAAAAGCACCCCGTTGTGTGCTACCAACCTGTCAGCGGTTTGGAGGTGCCTGTAAGCCTTCACAATTTCATGAGGGCGGAAGCGGTGGGTCTCACCTGTGGAGGGGTCTGTAGCCACCACGCAGTGGACCACAGAGGCATCCAGGAGGAGGTTATCCGCCTCGATGTCGAAGACTAGTAACTTCATCCATCACCTCCCTGTAGTACCGGCTCTCTGTGAATGGGATTCGCACACCAGACTCGGAGATAACGACACCACTGGAGTAGTGCTTCTCTCCGCAGTACATGAAGTTGAGGCGAGGAGGTGTACGGGTGCGGTTCTTCTTTATCTTCTTGTGGAGTAGTTTCACTTCCACCTCCTCCGTGTTATCCAAAGACAGAACAGAATGATGAGGACACAACCGAGGGCGTATCCGATAGCGAACGAAAGTAGGTCTACGGTCACTCCCCACCTCCCGTCAGTGCCTCCCAAGACACGGGGAAGTACTGCTTTGCAATCTCCCCCATAGCCTTGGCGTACTGCTGGATCTCCCACTGGGCTGTCTTCCCCTCCCGCAGAGCACACACACGGGCGAGTGCTGCGAGGGTGAAGTTACCCACGACCTCTGTGTAGGTGGACTGAGGGAGGACGATGCGGGCCTGTTCGGGGGCTACTCCATCTCGGATCATTACTTTGTAGATTTCTAGGGAGTCTTCCACATGCTGATTTAACCACCGCACAGTAAAGGGACCTAGTTCTACTTCTCCACCACTCCCCTGCTTAATACTCCCCTCAGGTCTCCCACGCCACACCTCAGGCTCGTAGAACTCAGGCTCCGAGTCCACATACCTACGGCTCACCTCATTCCACACGATACCAACATTGCTTCGCATCATCTGCCGAGCAACGAAGATTGGCATCTTGATTCGGAGTTGGATGTTGACCTGACCGAAGGGGGTCCAGTGCTTGTGTTTGGCGAGGTAGTGGATGAGTCCAATATCTTCGTAGTTGAGACAGGGGTAAACGATGTCGTCGATCCATTTCTGGATTCGCTCGTCATGCTTCATACACCAGTCAGTGCTTTTCCTCTTCACCAGATTGCTGGTGTACTGGTGTAGGTCGCTATCACTTCTGAGGAAAGTACTCTCCTTATCGAAACTCACCCGTGCTGCATTCACGATGGACAAATCCGTGCCCATGTGGTCCATGTACTGTACATGCCCCTTGTCTAGGCAGGGGATCTTTGATCGACTGCCACTCACTTGGATAGTATTACTACTCATACATTCTCCTAACCTAGAGTAAACCCCACGGTCCCCACTTCTGAGGACCGCAGAGAGATATAGATCACCTCACTTATTCAGTGTCGTATTCGTCTTCCTCATCGTCCTCTTCATCCAGCCCATACTCGGCCAGCGTGTCGTCGATGATCTGCTGTATGTCTGAGGGGCGTTCCCCTAGTTTCTCTTCCTGCTCGTGGGCGAATGCCTCACCGAAGCAGCCAAGCACAGCCTGCTGTCTCTCAATCACAGACATCTCCTCCCAGTCCATAGGGAGGTTTATGTAGTACATCTTCCCGAAGTACTGGAGCCTGTAGACATAGTTATCAGGTACGCCTTCCTCTCCCTGCACATAGTCTTCTAGGGACAGGACGAATGGTATCATGTGCCACCGCCGTCCTTAGGAGGTGTCTTCTGTTTCGGTGTGGTGACAGTCTTCGGCGGTGGTTTGCTCGCCTTAGTCTCCAGTTCACCGATGCGTTCCAGAGCAGCAACGAGGTTCTTCGTTAGCCACTCCACCTGCTGAGTCACCTCATGGTCCCACTGTCGCTGCTTACCTGGGTTGGGGTTCTGCGTAGGTGCGTAGGGGTAGTCCCGAGGAGGGGACCAGTCGGCTCTGTTGGGTTCAGTTTGTGGTTCTGTCATGCAAACTCCTCGATGTTAAACTCCGGCTGTGGAGTAGGGTTAGGTGTTGGTGTGTTCAGCATCGCCATAGCGTCTGCCCTCTGTGCGGGGTTCAGCCTACCGCTCTGCTTGTCGTATCTGTAACTGGTGATGTATCCGGTCTCACCTCCGAGGCGGGACTTCAGACAGTACAGGTTGGTGGTGTTGCGATCGTCCTCATCCTCTGCCTGCTGATCTCTCTGCAACGCAAGGATCTCGTTGAACACAGAGGGGACACGCTGGGACCCTCTCATGTGTCGGGTGCTTATCTTGCCGCCCTCCTCGTGACTCTTCTTACCGTCCCCCTGAGCAAGCTGAGAGACCACGGTGAAGTGTGAGGGACAGCGGAGGACCAGAGCCTTGAACTTCACCGCGAAGTCATCCAGCCCTGCGATCTCACTCATGTCCTTAAACATCATCAGGCTCATGTGATCAAGGATGATCTCCTTACACCCAAGACCCAGACTCATGTACTCCATACGGGAGAGAATGGCATCGTGGGTGGGAGGTTCATCAGGGTTCCATAGGTGGAGGGGTTGAGTCTTCAGCCTACCGAACTCGTACTCAATCTCATCGTCATCCAGATCATCCACGAACATGGGATCTACGATGCGAGGGTCTACCTGCATCGCCTTACGCTGCCGTAGGATCTTCCTCACAGCCTTACCTATGCGGAGGGAGACTAGATCCATCATCGTGTCCCAAGGACTCTCCTCTAGGAGGATCGCACCTACAGACACACCATGCTCTAGGTCGTGGTTAATCTGCTGCTTGATCTTGGTGGTCTTGCCTGAGCCTGTACCTGAGAGCCATGCTGTAGAGGTGTGTACCTCTCTACCCAGCATGAAGCGTGTGAGGGTGGGATCAAAGTAGGAGAGGACTTCCTTAGCATCACGCCTACGGTCTACCTCACTACTGCTGATGATCCCCGGTGGTGAGTACTTCGCAGCACCCCACAAGTCATCCACCAGTTCCTTGGTCTTCCCCTTCTGAAGGTACTCACTCGCATCCTTATACCGGAGGGAGGCGATCTTCAGTTTACCGGGGCGGATGAGTCCTTCCTTCACTGAGTCCACAGCGTCCTGCCCAGCCTCATCAGAGTCAAAGGCAAGGATGACCTCCTCGTACCCGTTCACGAATTCCAGGTTCTTCTGGATTGCTTCTCGGGCAGTGGAGACACCGCCGGGGAGGGACACCACATCATAGTGTGTGTGGACCTGAGCGATACTCAGACAGTCCAGTTCCCCCTCGGTGATGCAGAGCCACTTCCCTCCCTGTCCTCGGCAGGTGTGCTGACCGAAGAGTTCCCCAGTGTTGGGGTTGCCAATGGTGTAGAACTTCTTACCTGCACCACGGATCTTCTGGGCGATGAGTTTACCGTTCTTGTAGTAGTTGGAGATGTGGCCCTTGTCCCCTACTTGGTAACGGTACTTCTTGCAGATGTCACTGCGGAGTCTGCGGGAGGTGAGGTCCATGTACTCACCGTGGAGGAACTTGGACTCATCTGGAGGGTGGTCGGGCACTCCTCCGTCACTCCGCTCTATAACTCCGTGGCGGGCGTGGCAGTACTTGCCTCCGTCCTCGTAGATGGTGAGGTTGTCTCCCTTATTGTCGTGTCCTTCAGCAGCACAGAGGGGGCATTGTTCAGTCGTCTGTATCTTGCCCATGCTCCTCCTGATCTAATGTAATTTCCGTGTGAATCATCCAGATGTTCGGCTCCTCGGGGATACCGAAGTCCTCATCTATCTCAGACATGTGTAGGTCGTCGTACATTTCTTCATCCATCCTCTACCTCTAAGGGACGGCCATCAGTAAAGTCAGCAAGTGTGATCTCCTTCACCGTGGGTCTCCAGTATTTCCTATTTACAGGTTTGTCATACTTCTTCCAGCCAACAACATGTATTCGGTGGTGGGGGTTCTGAAGCCAGTCCCATGCGTAGGGGGAGGCGAGGATCTTCTTCTCGCGTGCCCGCATGTTTGTCTTGCTTGTGTCCTGAACACCTATCCACTCCACACCGCTGAACGCCAGTATGTCTATGAAACCCAGTAAGTCCTTGCGGCGGCCGAAGGGCATACCTGGTTGCTTGAACCAGTACTCCGTCTTCCACACGGAGTAGCCCTCGGCCTCGTAATGCCGCATGGTCATCTGGGTAGATGCCGTCTTAGCCATTACAGTTGTGACGGATCAAACGGTGCCCCCTCCGCAGTGGCATCCTCAGTACTCTCCGCATCACCACCGAAGGGGACACCGATGAGTTGGAGGGCTGCGTCCTTACCGCCACCCCCACCACCAGTACCGTTGCGGTGGACCTTCAGACCTGCGAGGTAGAAGGTGACGATGTGGTTGGACACCGGGTTGTACATGGTGTTCACAGCGACGCTCACCTCGGAGTTGTTGAAGACCTCCTCAGTGAATGGTTTGTTGTCAGGTCCCAAGATGATCCTAGCATCGTGAGGGTCCTTCTTCGTCTGCACACGGATGTACTCGTAAGGTTCGTAAGTCACCTCAGAACCATCTTCTTTGGTGACGATCTTGGCATCTTTGGTGAGGACCCAAGGTTCCGCCTTCTCAGCGTAGACCTTACCTTCAGTGTTCTTTACATGCTCACGGACCTTGGCGAGGAACTCCTGCCACTGATCCTGAGAACGGTCCACCTTAATTTCAGCCTTCCACACAGGTTTCTTGTTACGGAACTGTGGATTGCGTGCGTTAGGGTTGCCTGTGTCGGGGGTCTTGATGTTGCAGAACCCAGTAGTTACCTCCAGTAGAGGCTCCGTATTCATCCAGTCGTTATTTGCCATTGTTGATTCCTTCCTTCCATGCGTTAGTTACGAGTGCGAATGTGTCCACCTGCTTCTTCAGTTCCTTCTGGATATCCTCAAGAGGAACACCCCTCTCGATGAGGGACTTCTGAAGAGCAAGTGTGGTGATCTGAATGTCTTTGTCTGTCACAACCACTCCTCCAACAACCTATCTGTGGACACATACTCGTATCCGAATGGGACGGTGGGAGACCCCGATGGTCTCACCTTCAGGAACCCATACACCCATCCTGTTGTGGCATTACGGCAGTAGGGTTCTTTGTTCTGCATGTCCATAAAGGCGGGGGCAACCAGGGTGGTGCGTACCCCATTCTCAGGACCCAGCAGAGGAGTACTGCGGACCTCCATCGTGTGTGTGTGACCTACGATGGTGTGGTTCCGAGACTGCTTAGCGAGGGTGCTGAGAGCCATAGGACGGTTCATCTTGTTACGGGCTGCGTGGGTGTAATCTATCCCGTTCACATTCACCACATCCCCGTACTCATACACCTCGTCAAAGTGCTTACCCTTACTAGTAATTTCATCGAAGTCTATGAGGGAACCAAACCCGTGGGGGTTCTCCATGAGTTCCCTGAACATACGCTCCTCATGATTCCCCATCGTGAACACGGTGCGAGGTTCATGTTGCTTGTGGCGGTGGCTCCGCTGTCTCCTGTTCCAGTCCTGAAGAGGACCGAAGATGAGACTGAGGGAATGGTGCCACGCTGCTATCTCCTCCCTAGCGGTCCACTGTGTGTACTTGTCGTAGGTGGAGAAGGCATCGTGCCTACTACCGTCACCGAGCATGATGATGGTGCGTGGTTTCTCAGCGAGGATCATCTTCCCGAGGGCTTCCTGTCGGAGGAAGTTGTCTTCGGGGTGATCGTGCATGTCTGCTATTACGAGGTCGTAGCTCAGAGGACCACCTCCTCATTCTCAAGACTCCGCAAGTACCACTGGGGTAGGCCTAATGATGCTCTCTTCTGAATCTTCGGCCATGCCCACTTAAACAGCTGCTCTTTTACCCAGTCGGTCTCTTCGGCAGAAAGGTCCTTACCGAACTCGGCCATGATCTTACCGATGTCCTTGGGCGTTTCAGTGATCTCGCCTTGTTCTCGCAAATGCTGGACGGCCTTAGAGAATCGTGCTTCAGTGTTTAAGGACTCCCCCAAACGCTCGATCACATCTTTCTGGTTTGGGTTAGATTTCTTCCAGTCCTTTTGATGTCTCTCTTGGAACGACTCACAAACAACCTTCGCCTTCAGGACTTTACCATCAGCGTTATGCCTAATGTCTCTGGCCTTAATAACAACACCTTCGATCTTCTCGCCTCCTAGGACACTCTCTGTGTCCATTAGAGCATCCAACTCCTCGGTGTTAGGGATAGGACCAGACCAAAGCAGTGGAACCTGCTCACACTGCATCTCCTTAGCACATTCCCCCGACTCACTATGAGATAGGATGCGATAGTCGGGGGTTTCCACTTCAAACAGAATGAGGTTGTGGTTAGGTGTTCTGGAGTATTTAAGTGTGTTATGTTTAGGCTTAGAAAGGTACTCGAAACGATATACATAGTGCGGAACCATACCACTGGAAAGTTCCCTAGCTCCAGCCACAGCCTTGCCGAACATCCCCGGATTGTCTGGATGTACCTCAACGCCTTTCGACCTAAAGTACATATCCCCGTCATCATCTTTCATAGCAGAGAACTGGGAGCCGTCTATCTTCTCCTCAATCTCAACATTACCGAAGAACTGACTTCTGATGGAGTGGTCTTTGAATCTCCACACTTTACCATAACTTTGGATACTCACAACACCACCTCCTCATTCCCAATCCTCATCCACTCCCCAAGGTCTTGGTCTATCGCCTCCACCTTGACATTGCTTCTCTTCAGTAGTGACAGTCCATCATGGACTGGTCCTTCCCACTTCGGAGGTGTCCTCTGCATACGCTGGTGATGCACCACCACCCGTGCTATGCCTGCGGTGACGATCGCCATAGCACAGTCTCCGCAGGGTGCCCACGGTGCGTACATGGTGCGTCCCTGTGTGGCTACCCCGTTGCGGGCATTCATCAGGAGACACATAACCTCAGCGTGTATTCGTACATCAGGGTTCTCTGAGTCCAGAGCCTTGTTGTACCCGACCCCTACTCCGCAGACGGCACCGACCTGGGTGCTGTGGTCAGACTCCCGTGCGGCGGTGTACGCCTGACGGATACCGTCGTAGTCTGCGGTGCGGGGCGTATCCATGATGGTATAGTATCCATCAAACAGTAGTTTTTCTACCAACTGTATCTCCTTCTACTAGTGAAATGCATATTCTGCCTGAAGAGTATCCTCGATGTTGTAGTCACCGTACTCCGGTGGTGGTGGTACAGGAGACTCCAACTGCTGACTCACCTCCTCATGGAGGACATCCAGCAGAGGAACCCTGTGTATCTCCACAAAGTTCTCAAGGATTGCTTGCCGCATAAGCGGGACATGACAGGCGTGTACAGCATACGAGTCATGGATCATGCTCATATCCCTCACCCCAGAGTCCCACAGACTCAGCACCACAGAGGCCATGTGTGCCGCATCTACACTGTGGATGTAGTTGGGAGACACACTGTTGCTCTGCTTACTCTTATGTAGTTTTCTCTCAGCCATATCGTGTACCTGATAACGGTACTTACCGAGGGCTGTTACAACAACCCGTGTCTTTGGCTTCACATAAGCCTGGTCCACACGCATACCTGCGGGGGTGGTCCAGAAGATAGCCTTCTCTTCCTCAAAGGCGAGGGAGACCAGACTCTTCAACCAGCCCATCACCTCGTTAGCCTTAGTCACCACCTTACCTACGGCATGGGTGATGCAGTCCCGCATGTAGTTTGCGTTGTGGTACAGGCTGCCGGGTATCTCATCACAGAACCCATCCATGATGAGTTGCTGCCTAATCCCTTGGGGTGTGACCGAATACGGTGTGGTCATCGTCCCTCTCTTCACCGTCTTCCGTGTTACTCTCCCCTCCCAGTTCAGGGCTGCTTGGAGGTACGGGGGTGTGAGGGCAATTGTCACAGGCCACTTGTCTTCCGGTGTGGACTCTACATCTGGGGCACCAGCCATTCGCCATGAGGTTATGTCCTCTCGTATCTTCTTGTTTACTTCTTCCAACACCTGAGAGTACAGGTCTTGTGGTCTGTCCCTCGGTATCAGGTTGGTGGCGAGAGCACCAACAGGGTCCCGTGCCAGTGCGGAGAGGTGCTGAAGACCGTTGGTACTTCCGTCCTGCTCTATTCGCACACGGCTGGGGAACTTGTCCCTGTCACTGTCGTCCACACACGCTGCCCACTCTTGGGCTGCGGCTAGGGTCTTAAAGGGATTGTCTGTGTCTGCCCATCCGCAGTGACCTAGAGGGTCGGCAGCCCATCGTGAAATCTCACTCCGCATATCCCCAACGAAGGAAACTCGATCATCGAATGGGGCCTTGTCTTCACCAATACAGTTGGCCAGATGCACACCCAACCAATAGAAGCCACATTCACCCAACGGCTTAGCGTCTGC